GAGCATCTCACTCAGGAGTTATTGTATGCGTCCCCTTGAGCCGTTTGACAAACGAACTCTCCATAATAGAAAAACTTTCCCCAAAAGTGGCAGGGTACGTGGTGCAAAGAATGGGATCGATAGGAATGCAACTATGAAGCGCGGAAATCGTAAGGCAGGCTTTCGATCTAACTTCGAGTTAGACATAGCGAAAAAACTTAGCGGCAAAAAAATTCCGTACGAATATGAGAAGATGAAGCTTACGTATGTGCCCAAGCCGCGTACGTATACGCCAGACTTTCATCTGACAAAGCACGATATAATCGTCGAGGCGAAGGGATACTTCGACAAGGGGGACAGGATAAAGATGCAGTTGATCAAGGAGCAGCATCCTGATCTGGATATCCGCATCGTGTTCCTCAACGCACGTAATAAGATTTACAAGGGTAGTAAGACCACGTATGGTGCGTGGGCCGAAAAGAATGGATTTAAGTGGGCAGAGGGTTCAATCCCAGAGGAGTGGCTTAAAGATGACGACGATTGATGAGGGTGAATTCGAAAAGGCAACCCTGATGCCTAACCGCTGGTACATCATCCTGCGTAAGATCGACGAGGAAAGCTTCCATGTGTCTGCGTACGATACCACAACGGAAGAGGATGAAGAGTTTTACGAGGCTGGTACAGTTGTAACGAACGGTATCATGGAACTCTTGGAGTCTGACTTCGATAGAGTCATGGAGGCGGGCTTGGCCCGTCTAGCATTCCTGAATGTCAAGGAGAAGATAGAAAAAGACGTGGATGGCCCCACTGTAAACCACGAAGACGGGACGAACATAGTCAAGATAGATTTTGGTAAGACACAATGATTAAAGAAAATTGGAACTTGAACAACTATCAGATGCAGGCTCGTAAGTTTGCCATCTATCCAGAACGCATGAAGATCACTTATCCTGCTCTTGGTCTTGCCGGAGAAGCAGGCGAGGTAGCCGATAAGGTTAAAAAGATTTTTCGTGATAACCGTGATGATCCCCGGTTCAAGGGTGAGATAGCAAAAGAGATAGGCGACGTTCTGTGGTACTGTGCTGCTCTAGCGGATGACTTGGGTTTCAGCCTGCAACAGATTGCAGAGATGAACATATATAAATTGAAATGTCGCATGAATGAGGGTACGATTACAGGTAGCGGAGACAATCGATGAGACACGAGGAATACATGCGTATACGAAATGAAGATTACTTGGGGGAGAAGAGCAAGAATGCCGATAACGTCAATCACCCGCCACACTACAATCAGGCAGGTATCGAATGCCTCGACGCAATCGCAGCGGCGACAGGCGACGGCTTCGAACACTACCTGCAGGGAAACATTCTCAAGTACCTCTGGCGGTACAGATACAAAAACGGACTCGAAGACCTCAAGAAAGCCCAGTTCTACTTGAATAAATTAATCACAACAAAGGAAAGTAATAATGAGTAACATGCTGCCCACACCCTACCAACAGTTCATCCACAAGTCCCGTTACGCCCGCTGGCTCGACACCGAACAACGCAGAGAGAACTGGGATGAAACCGTAAACCGTTACACAAGCTTCATGCGTAATCACGTTAAAAGCAAACATAATTTCGACATCTCCGACGACGATATTTTTGACATTGAGGAAGCTATTGTCGGACAAGAAATTATGCCTTCCATGCGTGGTATGATGACTGCCGGTGCCGCTCTCGAACGTGACAACATCTGCGGGTATAATTGCAGCTATATCCCCGTGGATAGCCCCCGCTCTTTCGATGAGTGCATGTACATCCTAATGTGCGGCACAGGGGTAGGTTTCTCTGTTGAGCGTGAGAATGTAGAGAATCTTCCGATTATCAGTGACGCTATGCACGAGACGGACACTGTGATCCGCGTGGGTGATTCGAAGCCGGGGTGGGCAAAGTCCCTGCGGGAATTGATTGCGCTACTCTACGCCGGACAGATTCCGGAGTGGGACTTGTCTGCCGTACGTGCGTCAGGCGAACGGCTCAAGACAATGGGTGGTCGTGCATCTGGCCCCGGCCCACTAGATGACCTGTTTCATTTTACAGTTGCACTGTTTCGTAAGGCGCAGGGGCGTAAGCTATTTCCTATCGAATGCCACGACTTGATGTGTAAGATTGGTGAGATCGTCGTAGTTGGTGGCGTACGTCGCTCCGCCCTGATCTCCCTGTCCAACCTGAATGACGATCAGATGGCACACGCCAAATCTGGTCAGTGGTGGGAACACGAGGGTCAACGTGCCCTTGCCAACAATTCTGTAGCCTATAAGGGTAAGCCGGAGATGGGCACGTTTATGCGAGAGTGGCTGGCCCTATATGATTCCAAGTCCGGTGAGCGTGGTATTTTCAATCGTGCAGCAGCAGATAAACAGGTTGCTCGTAACGGACGACGTGAGCAGGGACACATGTGGGGCACGAACCCATGTAGCGAGATCATCCTGCGTCCGTATCAGTTCTGCAATCTGTCAGAGGTGGTCGTACGTGAAAACGATACGCTGCAGTCCCTGAAGCGCAAGGTGCGTCTCGCAACCATCTTGGGTACTCTGCAGTCAACCCTGACCGATTTTAAGTATCTGAGGAAAGTATGGAAAGACAACACAGAAGAAGAACGCTTATTGGGCGTGTCCTTGACTGGTATAATGGATCACTCAGTTTTATCGAAGACCGTCGATTCCCGTCGATGGCTCGAAGAAATGAAACAAGTCGCCGTCGATACCAATCAACAGTATGCCCAGATGCTTGGAATCCCTCAGTCCGCTGCCATCACCTGTGTAAAGCCATCGGGCACTGTGTCTCAACTCGTAGACGCCGCTAGTGGTATTCACGCCCGTCACAACGACCACTATATCCGCACAGTGCGAGGGGACAACAAAGACCCTTTGACACAGTTTCTCAAGGAACAGGGAGTATATAGTGAAGCGTGTGTTATGAAGCCGGACTCTACGACTGTCTTCTCGTTTGCGATGCGTTCTCCAGAGGGTGCCGTAACTCGTGATGATATGTCAGCTATTCAACAGCTTGAACTCTGGAAGACTTATGCTATATACTGGTGTGAACACAAGCCCTCTGTGACTATCACAGTCAAAGAACACGAGTGGATGGAAGTAGGGGCGTGGGTATACGAGAACTTCGACGTGGCATCTGGCGTATCCTTTTTGCCTCACTCAGATCATACGTACCAACAGGCTCCGTATCAGGACAT